ATACAGTTTAAAATGTCTGAGAAAGAGATTAAAGATATTCTATATACCACTAAGGTTTATGTAGCAAAACCCCAAGAGGTCAAAGAAGATAAACCTAAGCGTAAAAGAAAGAAAAGCGTTAAGATTGAAGAACCTATAATAGAAGAGAATAATGGCAACGATACAGAAGCAATTACCGAAGAGTGAGGTTGATGAACTTGTAACTTCTTACTTAGATAGGAAAAAAACAACTACAAGAATTGATAGAAACCTAACATATACTTTGTATAATCAGTTTTTTAACCTTAAACAAAGAGATGTTAATGCATGTAGTTGTATGGATAGGGATACTGATGCAAAGGTTGCTAAGTATATCGAAAATCACTATACAGTAGAAGAACCTCTACCAATTGAATCGACTACTACAATTGATATGAGCGCTATGCTTGCTCCTAAACCAAAGAAGCCAGGTCGACCTAAGGGAAGTAAAAATAAACCAAAAGAATGAGAACATTAACAGAAAATATGATTCGTACCAATGATGGTGGCGACCTTTGGGATTACCTGTTTAACAATGTACCTCTGCCTAAAAAATTGGAAGAGAATGTAGATGCTAGTGATGAATCAATGGTATGGCTACAATCACAACTATTGGGTGGTGAACGATGGGTACACTTTAAAGAGAATGAGGATTTCGTATTTACAGAACTTGGTAGAGTATTCAATGTAAAGTTTAAACGTAAAACAAAGGTTCTGAGATATGTTAGTGTAATGAGAGTAAATATATCAACTCAACAATTCAATCTGAATAAGAAGATTAAAGAAGAGTGGGGTATTGATATTGATATGTTTGATTTGTGTGATGAGGCAGAGGAGATGGTTACACAAATGAATGTAAAAAGAAAAAAGGATAAATGATATGGGACGTAAAGTTGGAGATACAAACGCTAAAGGACAAGCTCATATTGATGAGTGTATTGTCTTTATTACAAGAGATTCCATTTCACATAATGATTGGTGTAGATATGCTGTAGATAACTATGGTATGACTAAACGTAGAGCAGAAATGATTTGGAGTAAAGCATGGGAAGTTCTCAGAGAAAGATATCAGAAGGATGCACAAGAGAACCTAACACAAGCACTACTACGTTTGGATGATTTATATCGTAAAGCAACTGAAGAAGGTGGAGATTGGAATACAAGAGCAAACATCCTAAGAGAGAAGAACAAACTATTGGGATTGCATACTGAGAAGATAGAAACCAAATCAGAAATCAATCTTAAATTTGATTTTGATGAATAATTTTGGTGGTTTTTCTTCGAATAACACTATTTATATTTGGAAATAAGAAATAAAAATTGTATATTAGTATCATTAAACATTGAAAAGTAGGCAGTTCAGCTAAAGCCTTTAAGTGGACAAAAACAATAATAGCAAGTAACACAATCGCAGGAGAACGCAAGAGGTCTTTCAGATGTTAAGATTAGGTGGGGTTTGTATCGGAGGATTGAAATAATATCCAACATATCCGTAGATAGCTCCATATTCTCCGAAAAGATGATGGTTATAAATTCGAGGTGGAGATTCATAGGTTTTGTACGACGCCCTCACTATGAATTCTAAGAAGCTGAGATATAACACCAAAATCGTTAATAAGTTGAAAAATTACTGATTCATGAGGGTGTTCGTGTCCCTTGACAAAATAACCTGAGTGGTATTTGACTAATTAGTAATTAAGTATAAACTGTATTAGACTATTAATATTATAGACTAAGTCAAGCATTCAAAACTATCAGTATGTCCAATCAACTCGATTGGTAATATAAAGACAAAAGGAGAATAACTATGCAGATAACTGGATTCAAACCTCATCAGAAGCAAAAGCAAATAATTAATTCTATACTTGCAGACGAAACTATGTTTCATTCAGTAGTTGTAGGTAGACAGTTTGGTAAGACCTTAATGTCAATCAATCTATTAATGTACTTTGGCTTAAATAATAACAATGCTAAGATATTATGGATTTCACCTGTCTATTCTCAGGCAGCTAAAGTATTTCAACAAATCTATAATTCATTACATCCAGCAGGTCTAATCAAGTCAGCAAATAAAGCAGACTTTGTAATGCAATTAATCAATGGTACAACCATTTGGTTTAAATCATCAGAAAGGCCTGAGACCATTAGAGGTCTATCCATTCAGTATGCATTCATTGATGAATCACAAGATGTAAAAGATATTGCTTGGAAACAATCTATACTACCTACTCTAACTGCAGCAGGTAAGAAATGTGTTATAACTGGAACACCTAAAAGAAAGAATTGGTTCTATGATATCTTTATGATGGGTAAATCAGATTCGCATGATAACTACAGGTCTTATCATGGCTCCTCAATCGATTCTCCTTACGTTTCAGAGCAGTTTATTGATGAACAGAAGAGAACCTTACCCCCAAAGATATTTAAGCAAGAATTCTTAGCAGAATGGCAGGATAATGAAGGTTCAGTATTCCAAGGGATTGATAAGGTTTGTATTTGGGAGAATTGGCCTGATAGAAACAGAGATATGCGGGTGTATGGTGGATTAGATATTGGTAACAAAGGTGATTACACTGTACTTACAATAATGGATGAGTTGGGAAGAGTACTTTACATATGGAGAGATAATAAAATAGAATACTCTCAGATAGTAGATAAAGTAGTAGAGATATGTAAACACTATAAAGTATCAGATTTGCTCTTAGAGGTAAACGGAGTGGGAGACCCGATATACGAAATGGTAAAGAAAAAATTCAGTAGAACTTCTCCTTTAACGCAAACGCAACAAACCAAAGAGAACATCATCAGAAGATTAATGGGTGATATACAAGATGGAGCAATAGAATTACCTTCATACAATCTATTCCCTTATCTAAGCGAAGAACTCGAAATATTTGAATACGAAGTACTCCCATCAGGCAAAATACGTTATACACATCCGCAAGGATTCCATGATGATACTGTCATCTCTCTTGCAATGGTGAATTGGAACAGAGTAAATAGTAAAAGAGGAAGTGGAATTAAGATAGGAAGCTTAAGATAAGATGTGGTATTACAGAGATAAAGAAGTAGTGGAAACACCAGAAGGAATAGGATTTGTATATAAGATAACGCATATACCAACGGGTAAATACTATATAGGCAAGAAATCTCTTTACTCAAATAGAACCTTACCTCCACTAAAAGGAACGAAAAGAAAGAGAAGAGTAACCAAAGAATCTGATTGGAGAAAGTACTACTCATCAAACGATTGGATAAAGAGTGAAGTAAAGGAAGGTAAGCGAGATGAATTCAAAAGAGAAATCATAAGAGTATGTTATTCAAAAAAGGGATTGGGATACTACGAAACCTACTATCAGTTCTATTACAATGTATTAGAAGATGAGAATTCACTAAACGGAAACATCTTAGGAAAATACTTCAGAAAAGATGTAAAGGATACCAAATGTGGATGTGATACTTGCCAATGTAATAAAGCAAATACAACCCCTTAAAAGCAAGACTGAGAGGTGCTGAGAAACATATCAAGCCCTCTCACTACTTCGGTGAGGTGGGGGCAATTTAGAATCATTCTAAATAAGGAAAATAGTTTGAAATAAATGGTGGTTTTACTTTGAACTTGCATACTTATAATAAACAAAACAAATTTAAAGGAGCAACAATGCAGAGATACAAAGACACAAACTTCCACGTAGATAAGAATGGAATATGTTATAACCCAAAGGGAAAACGAATTGGGAATATAGCAAAGAATGGTTACTACAGAGTTGGTAGGCATTTAGGTACAGTAGATGGGGTACAGAAGAAGAAGTACTATATGGTACACAGAATGGTCGCTGAACTATTCATACCAAACCCTGATAACCTTCCTCAGATTAATCATAAGAATGGAATCAAAACCGATAACCGAGTTGAAAACTTAGAATGGTGTGATGGTTCTTATAATGTTACGCATGCATATATGAATGGATTGAATTCTACAATGGGTGAATCGCATCATGCATCTACAATATCAGATGATGTAGTAAGATGGATTAGAAAACAATATGATACTGGTAAGTATAGTATCGCAAGAATTTGGAGAGCATCAGGTGTACAGAATAGGTCAACAGTTTGGAGAATAGCTAAACGAAAGACAAGAAAGTATTTAAAGTAAATCAATTATATATGTTAGTTATATATTAATATGTTGACGGTCTTTATCCCATGTGGCCTGAAACAATTTATAACTACTACAAAAAACGAGTGACCTCTTTGTTATATATTGGTTACTGCCATAACCCTATAACTCGTTTCTCCTCAGGTCTAAGATGTCGGAACTCCTTACCTGAGGAGTTTTTGTGTCTACACAATCAGAACTATTGACTGATAATATAATGAATTAAACAGGAACAATAATGGAAAAGAAAACAACTACAGTAACGCTACCTGAGTATTTCTCTATCAAGCACTATAAAGCATTGGGTTCATTTGAACACTTAGATGATTTAGAGAAGATTATTATGACGGTAAGTGCACTTACTGAAAGAGATGTAGAAGAGATTGAGAGATGGTCACTAACTGATTTGATGAAAATCTATAGTGAAGCAGGTCGTATTATGCATGAGACGGGTGGTGAGTTCTACCCAGTGTTTGAGTTCAAAGATATCATCTATGGATTCCAACCATTGAGTAAGATGACTGTAGCAGAGTTCATTGATTTGGAAAGAAGGTTGAAAGACCCAGTGAATAACTTAGAAGAGATACTTGCTATCCTTTACAGACCTATCAAATCACATAAGTTCAACTCATTGGAGTGGATGCATAAATCATACATCAAAATCCTAAAGGGTGAGAATGAATCTATGTTCAAGTACTATGAGGTAGAAGAGTATGATACAGAGACGAGAGATTGGAGAGTTGATATCTTCAAAGACCTTCCATTAGAGTACTGCATAGGAGTTCTTAGTTTTTTTTTGGGCTTAGGAATGCAACTCTCTCTAAGTTCGATAATATCTTCGGAGGACCTGACGATGGAGGAGAAGGAGGAGATGATAGGGGTAATAGAGGGGGCACTTCAATCGCTGAACACTATGGGTGGCTCTACATCCTCAGAAACCTTGACACAACAAGAATCCTAAATATTACAGGAGATACTAATATATTAAAGAGCAATATTATTTTCATACTGAATTGGTTAAGCATGGAAACAGAGATTGCAAAAGAACAAGAAAAGAAGGAGAGACAGTTACGATTACAAAATCTTAGATAAGATGAAAGCTATAGTTGGTCACGAACGATGGTCAGTAGATACAGAAGGAAATGTATTTGGACCGAAAGGCAAACTGAAGATTACGAAAAGTAAAAGAGGTTATGCAATGACTAATGTAAATAAAAGAACAAAGAATGTTCATATATTAGTAGCTACAGCTTATTTAGATAATCCAAAAAATTGGGAACACGTCGTACATATAAATGGTAACAAATTAGATAATAGAGTTGAGAATCTTAGGTGGGTATCTTTAAGTGAACGTAGAAAATACATTGAGGTTTACAAACAATATGAAAGTAGATTCGATGAGCATACAGAGAACCAACAAAAACAGATTGTAGCTCTACACAGGTCTAAACCAAAATATACAATACCATACCTCTCCAAACTAATAGGTTCTGAGGAACATATTATAGAAAGATATATAATGAAGTATAAAGGAAGAAAAGTATGAAAACATACAGAGAAATTATAGAGAAGTTCGAAACAGCTGCTACCTATCACGACCATATCAAATCATTTGGACATGGTTCTTTGGATAAGCTCAATGATGTGATGAATCAGCCCTATACCCTATGTTGGGTACGTCCGATGGCATCATTAGGTATTCAACCTTATGGGCAAAGAACGCTGACATTTGAGGTTTACATTTTGGATATACCTAAGTTAGATAGAACTACAGATATTCAAACTATGAGCGACTGTGAAAGAATTCTATATGATGTGTACACATACTTCAGAGATGGTACTGACCAACAAACCTATGAAGTTAATCTAACGGGTGTAACACCAGTTCAAGAAGCCTTCCAAGACCGCTTGTTCGGCTGGTTAGGTACATTTGATATTATAACTGATTCATCAGGTTTAACTTATTGTAACATTCCAAACTAATGAGCGACTTTCCAAATATAGAACAAGTAATCAAACAGGCAGCACCTCTTATGGCAGAAGCAATAAGAGATTCTGCTATTAGTAATGGTTTGTTTAAAAGTGGTAAGTTAGCAGGTTCATATCAGGGTAGAGCAGTAGTTAAGGATAACAACTTCTCAATAGAGATTACAGGTGAAGATTATGGTTTGTATCAAGATAGTGGTATCAATGGTACTAAGATTAAGGTTTCACCAGCGCAGGAATCAATCTATCCTCCTGGTCAATTTCAATCAAAAGTAATCGGTGGACCACTACCCTTCGCTGCAAGGAAATCAATCGCTGAGAAGGGATTAAAACCACGTCCATTCATACAATCTGGTATTAATCAAGTTACCAATAATTTTTTAATTCCAAAGTTAGAAGAAGCGGGGGTAGAAGATGCAAACAATATCATTGTTCCTCCTTCAAAATATTTAAAGGAAACATAATATGGCATTAATAGAAAGACAAAATCCAACAACACCGAACTTGGTAGATTCTGATTTAATCTATGTAGTCTCATCAAACAATGGTAGTGAACCACAATTTCAGTTTGTAGCAAAGATTATAGATAAAGATAATAACTCAGTTATTGTAAAGCAAGAGCCATCGCCTGCAGGTTCATTAGTTCTTGCAAAAGGTGTATTTAATATATCTCAGATTGCAAAAGATTTTATGGGTGAGGATAAAATATGGAAAACCCAAAAGATAGCTAAAAACGCTTCTGCAAATGAATTCAATGTAATCTTTTATGAAGAGACTGGCTCATCTGTATCATCATCAGTTAGTTTACAGAATCCTCTATCAGGTTCTTTTGTATATCTTTTAGATGGTGTTGTAGAGATGAATAGTGGTGATTGGAATTGGCAATCTGGTTCTTATTATCAAACCCCATTAGCATCAACTGGTTCTGTATTTGAATATCAACATGCTTTAACTGAAGCACCATTTACACAAAGTATCAGAGAAGGTGAATACGCAACCTTATCATTTATCAATGGTAACTTTGATGGTTCAACAACTAACGCTCAGGATATCTTTAATATACAATTTACATTCTACGATGAAGATGGTGTAGGGCTTGGAGGATTCGATTATAAAAATATTGTATCAAATGGTGGAGGGCCAAGGACTGTATCAACACAACTTTGGAATGCTGTAGCAGGATTACAAACTGATTCAAGTAAAATGATACATATCGGTACAGGTATTGCTAACTTAACTGATGCAGGATTTACTATTCCTTCAGGTTGGGCTAGTTACTCTGCATTCGTTGAAGGACAGGATGATGCAGGTTTAAATAACTCATTTGGACAATACAGTAAAAGATGGTATGTTAAGCAAGAACCTGAATGTGATTATGAAGGTACACGTTTCGCATGGTTGAATGAATTAGGAGCTTGGGATTATTATACATTCCCTTACGCAATTTCTATTAGTGATACAATCACACGACAAACCTATCAGCAAGGATTTGTAAACTATTCAAACAATACTGCATACACTGTACCTTACGATGTAAATAGAAGAGGTACACGACAATACTCAACTCAATACGAAGAAGTAAGAAGTGCTGAATCAGATTGGTTATCACAAGAAGAAGCAGATTGGTTAAGGCAATTAGTGGAATCGCCTAATGTTTACGTTCAGGTAGGTACTACAGACCCTGGTACATATAGAAACCCAGAGGAAGCACAGTTTATGCCTGTGGTGATTGAAACTACAAACTTTGATTATAAAACAAATCCTCGTACTGATAAGATGTACAGATTAAGTTTATCTTATAAATTCGCAAACAATAGAAGGTCAAGATAATATGGCAAATGGATTAGTACTTAGATGTAATGTTAGAGGTGTCCGATATGACTTGGATACATTTGAAGATATATCATTCAGATTAGATATCTCTGCTATTCAGAATAATCAGATTGGTTCTAACTTTGGAATCGCATCACAGAATGTTGCATTGCCTGGTAGTAAGAACAATAATCAATTCTTTGTTGCTGCATTTAATGTTAACTCACAAAATGTAAGAGGATTCAAACAATCCATTCCGTGTCAGGTATTACAGAATGGTGCAGAAGTATTTAAGGGTAATCTTATCTTAAATGATGTTGTTACTGATACATACAAAGATACTATCTATAATGTTACTATTGTAAATGAGGCTGTTGACTTTACTACATTGGTTGGTGACCAATACTTAGGTGAATTAGATTTTAGTGATTTAGAACACTTATATACACCAGCGAATGTTACTGAGAGTTTTGCTGATGATGATTCATTCTTAAATGGTGATGTGTTTTATCCATTGATTGATTATGGATTGGATGGTACTATAGCTAATGCTTATCCACTTGCTATGGGTGGTCAGTTTGGTAAAGTAGATAATCCAAATTCACCAATGGTTATTCAGCAGTTTAAACCTGCAGTTAGGGTTAAAGCTGTTATTGATAAAATCTTTGAATCAGTAAACTATGAATATTCATCATCATTCCTTAACTCAGATGAATTTAAGAGTATATACTTCCTATCAACGAATACTGATAAGAATGGTATCCTAAGTGATTCAGCACAAGGTTCAGGTTTCCAAGCAACTGCATTAGGAACAGAAACTCTTTATGGTATTGGTGATTTTGGTACACTAACATTTAACGATGAAATATTTGACCCTCTGAATGGATTCAACACAGGTACAAGTACATTCACAGTCGTTAACTCTGGTCAATACGCATTTGGTGCAACTATACCATTTACAAACCCAGACCCTACAACAAACGCTATTAGTGAACTTGTTCTAAAGCTGATAGTCAATGGTTCATTGGTAACACAAACCCAATATGATGTTGGTAATATTGGAACTGGTACTATTAACTTCTCAACAGCGGGTATCAACTTATCAGAATTTGATACGGTTAGATTAGACTTTACATATGAAGGTTCTAACCCAGGTGGTGATGTAGACCTTTTATTATCAGCTGATAGAACGTTCCAAACTCTTTATTCTCCAATCAATGCCATTGGTGCTACTGTTGATATTGCTCAGCAGTTTGATGCATCAATTAAATCATTAGATTTCTTAAAAGGTATTATTGAAAAGTTTAACTTAATATTAGAACCAAAAAGAGATGAAAGAAATGTTCTTATTGTTGAGCCATTCGATATATGGGCTGATGGTGGTCAAGTTAAAGATTGGAGTGATAAGTATGATAGAGCTGAAAAAGTATCTATTAAACATCCAATACAATCACAACCATTAGAGTTAGAGTTTGCAGATTCATTTGATAATGATGTATTAACTGATTACTCTAAAACAAACTTTGATGCAGAACGACCTTATGGTACATACACATATACATCTAATTCAGATATTCCAAAAGGTAAGAAGAAGATTGGTGGATTCTTTTCACCAATACCAACACAAGGTGTGCCTGGTGCACCAAACATCATTACACCTCTTATGTACAAAAAGGATGGACAAGATAATAAAGCATATAAGTTCAAACCAAGATTAGGATATAGAATAGATAATCAGGGTGCTGTGGGTGCAGCTAACTCTCAGTTCTATTTAAGAGATACATCAGCACCAAGTGATGTTATTATTTCACAATATTCTACAATGGCAGCAATACAATCCTATCCAGTGGGTGATGGTAAATCAATTCACTTTGATGGAACTTGGTATCCATTCCACCAGCCACAAGTAGATGGTTACACACCATTCGGTACATTTACTGAGTATTGGGGAAGATACATTAATGAATTGTATGATGATGATGCGAGAATCTTAACTCTGAATATGAACTTCAAACCAACTGACTTGATTGATATTCAGTTGAATGATAAAATCTTTATAGATAACACATATTACCGTATAAATAAGATTAGTGGGTTCAACATCACTAAGGATGATACTGTTAAAGTAGAGCTCTTAAAAACACCGATAAGACAATTTAAGTTTCCACGTAGAAGAATATATGTAAATCAATACGATGATGGTCGTGATGTAGGTGTACTTGACCCAGGTGATTACTTAGCACAAGGTGATGTATATGTTAGTGATTTAACTACAGGTGGTCAAGTTACCTCATCAGCAGTTCTAAAGAACTTTGCAGCTGTAACTGGTTTAAAGTATATTTCAGGTTCTGTATATTGGAAGGATAACTTCAACTCTAATAATATTAATTCTAATTCTGAACAAGCAGTTAGAGGTTCTATAGAAGTAGACCCATCAGTAGGTGCAGTATTTGGTGCAGTAGACGGTGGTTCGATTGGACAATCTGCTGATAAGTTAGTATTGGTTGGAACTAATATAGAAATTCAAAGTAATGTATTGAATTCTTATATTGGTGGTGAAAACAATACGATTGGAAGTGGTTCTGATAATGTATCAATATTCTCATCAGTACGAACTGATGTAGGACCTGGTACTGCAGATGTTACGGTATTATCATCAGTTAGTGCAAGTATCAATGGGACTGCAAATACTATGATTGGTACTCTAACATCATCAATTGTTAATGGTGCACAACAATCAACATTGATTGGTACAAATGGGATTGACTTAGATAATACTAATCATAGATTCGTTAGACATACTCATATTGGTGGTAGTAATTTCGAATACTACAATACAGGTTCTTCAAAAGATTATAGTAACTCTGTAGGTATTGGTCAATTGCCTGATATACCAACTAATGAAGGTGTACCTACATCAGGTATGGTTCTAATGGGTAACTCTATATTGACAGGTGCACAATACTTTAAAGTAACTGAGGTATCTGCATCAGCTGGTGGAACTTATGATATGACTAGTGATAGAGATTCATTCCTAACTTACTTTAATTGGAGTGGAGGTAATGGAACATTTAATATAGATTTACCAACTGTTGTTACCAATAAAGGTAGATTCCTTAGATTTATGACTGATGGTACATTTACTACAGGTAATACTAATATTAATCTTAGAGCAAGTGGTTCACAAACCATTGATGGGACTGCAGAATATTCAGTATCTAAAGATTATAATGGATTTGGTATTCTATCTACAGGTAATGAATGGATAGTAATCCAATTGAAGGCTTGATGATGGATAAAAAAACGAAGTATATTATTTCCACTCAAAGCTTATATGCTTGACTATATAAGTTTGGACATAAGTTGGACATAAAATGAAGAAAAAAAGACGTAATTTAAAACGATTCTAAATAAGGAAAGTAAACGATGGCTAAAAAATTACAATATGAAGTGAATATGGATACCGGTGATTCGGTAAAAACGCTGGGTACACTTCGTGATGAATTGGAACAAATCAATGAAGAATTAGAAGGTGTTGAAGTTGGTTCGAAGGCATTTACTGATTTAGCTAATAAAGCAAGAGGTGTATCTTCAGAGATTAAAACTTTAGAGAAAGAGTTTGAAGGACTCGAACCTGGTCAAAAAGCAGAAGCATTCGTTGGTGCGTTTGAAACCATCGCTGGTGCTAGTGCAATTACAGCTGGCGCATTTTCTTTATTCGGAGTAGAATCAGAGAAATTAGGTCAGATAGAAGAAAAGGTTCAAGCAACCATTGCTATTGCAGTTGGTGCTCGTTCGATTGCTGAGGGTGCATTACAGGCAAAGATTGCAGCAAGATTGGCAGTTGAGAAAGCAGTACAAGTTGCTGCAAAAGCACAAATCGTAGTACAAACTGCTTTGAACGCTGTACTTAACGCAAACCCAATAGGCGCTATCCTATTAGCTGTTACAGGTGCTGTAGTTATATTCACTAAGTTTGGTGATAAGATTAAATCATTGATTAAAGATAATCTTCAACCACTTAATGATGTACTTGAAAAGGTTGGCGGTTGGTTGCGTAGAGTTGGTTCTGCAATTGGATTGGTTGCTTCAGAAGAAGAACTTGCTGCAGAGAAAGCAAAGGAATTATCTCAATCTAAGATAGAACAATACGAAAGAGAATTAACAATTGCTAAGGCAAGAGGTGAGGATACTATTGAGATAGAGAGAAACATCTTAAACGAAAAGATGAAACTCTATGAAAAGGATTCTAAGGAATACAAAGATTTACAGACCGAATTGGTTGCATTAAATGCTCAGAGAGCTAGAGAAGAAGAAGAGCAGAGAAAGAAGGAAGAGCAAGCTAGAGAAGATGAACGTAAGAAACGACTTGAGGATTATCGTAAGAGATTAGAGGATGCTAAGAAGTTAGAGCAAGAGATTGCTGATGAAGCTGCGTTGATTGGATTAACTGAAGAAGAAAAGGCAATTGAATTAGAGAATCGTAAGTTCCAAGAGAGATTGGCAATCTTTGAGAAATTCAATTTGGATACTACGGAGTTAGAAAGGTTACATCAGGAAGAACTGAATAAGATTCAAAGTGATGCACAAGCTAAGAGAGATGCTGATGCTGAGGCTAAGAGAAAAGAGAAGGAAGCTAAGGATAAAGAAGCTGAAGATGCAGAATTGGCAAGACAAGAAGAACTTGCTTCACTACAGAATGAAATCAGAGATGCATCAGCAGTAAAAGAGGATGAGTTAAGAGCATTAGAATTAACTAAGTTAGAAGAGTACTATAATCAATTGATTCTTTCAGCACAAGAAGCTGGATTGAATACTCAGAACTTAGAAGATGCTAAGAATGCAGCACTCTCAATGAAGAAGGATTCATTTAGACAAGAAGATTTAGATAAAGAGAAAGCATATCAACAACAAATCTCAGACCTTACTATTGGTGCTGCATCCAATGTGATTTCTACATTAGGTTCTCTAAATGAACTATTTGCAGGAAAGACTGAAGAAGAACAGAAGAAAGCATTTAAGAGAAATCAGGCATTACAAATCGCAGAAACAGTTATTAGAACATACTCATCTGCTACTGCAGCATATAACTCACAACTTGCAATACCAACACCAGATGCACCAATTCGTGCAGCTATCGCAGCAGCAGCGGCTGTTGCAGCGGGTCTTGTAAATGTTGCAAAGATTAAAGCACAGAAATTCGAAGGTGCTGGTGCAACTGGAGGAGATGGTGGTGGCGGTACTGGTGGAGGTGGTAGACCAGGTGGTGGTATTCAATCATTTGGTTCTATAACAGCGCCAGAGGGAACTGTACAAACTCCATTGATTACACCACAATCTCAACAACCTGCAATCAAAACATATGTTCTTTCAGGCGATGTAACTGATGGACAAGAGGCTGATAAGTTAATAGAACAAAGAAGAACACTTTAAGGGTGTATTTATATAATAAGGTGTAGACATTATGAAAAAGATAATCAATTGGATTTGCGGACTACTAAAAGATGAGAAGGGAACACCATCATCTAAAAGGTTCATAGGTATTTTAGCAGGAGTAAGTTTATGCGTAACATTATACGCAAATCAGTTTACTGATGAACACATTGCTCCATCATCAACATTAGTTAATGCAGTAGCAGCGTTAGCATTTGGTGCATTAGGATTGGCATCTATTGATAAAATTTGGGGTAAAAATGAGTGAATCAGTAAAAATAATTAAGTTAGATATTGATGAACACGACGAATTAAGTGGTGTTGATGCAATTGCTTTAGTAGAAGAACCAGCAATCGAAGCTGATTTTATGTTCTTTTCAAAACACCAACCTCATGCATTTGAGTCGTATTCAGATTATCCTGATGCGGTATCTAATAATGCTAAGAGAGGGATTGAGTTAAACGAAAAGGTAAATAACAAATGTGCAACCCAAGTCGGCAAGGTACGAGCACAACAACTTGCTAAGGGTGAAAAGATTTCAGTAGAAACAATCAAGCGCATGTACTCTTACCTAAGTAGAGCTGAGGAATACTATGATGAATCTGATACTACTGCTTGTGGGACTATTTCATATTTGTTGTGGGGTGGTCTTGCTGCTAAGAGATGGTCAGAATCAAAACTAAAAGAATTAGGATTGTTCGAAGGTGCAATTGATGTAGCAGGTTTACCTGATTATAATAACGAACCATCAGGTTCTATTATCACAAAACTTTTTGAAGAAGATGATAAAGAAATGGTTGATGGTATCGTTGAATTGTTAATCCAAGTAAAAGATATTGAGAATAGAAAACAAATGGTGATGGATGTTCTTCGTGATTTCGCAAGAGATGGTATCCATTACGATTTAGATGAGTTCCTACAAAGAGTAGGTGTATCTATGTCAGAGTTAGAGTTTGTAGAAAATGCAGGTGGATTCTCAATTGGTGATTATGTAAGTTGGACTTACGCTGGTAGACAAGAAGATGCTGATAGAGGTAGAGGACAGATTACAGATTTAAGAGTGCAAGGTAAAGTAAAAGTACCAGGTACTGATTTCGAACTTACTGCAACTGAAGAAAGACCTGTAGCATTGATTGAGACAAGGGGTGGACAGATTGTTGGACAATACGTTGATAATCTTCGTAAAATTAAAAAGCCAGAAGGATTCGTTACACCATCAGCAGGTGAAAGTGAAGATGAGTTTATCAGTAGATGTATTCCAGTCGTAAGAGGTGAAGGATATGATGAGGACCAATCAATTGCTATCTGTTATTCTTATTGGAGAGAGAGAATGGAAGTCAATAACTATATGGAAGAGTTGTTTGATTTTATGGGATACATTGATGGATTGCCAGTATTCTCAACACCAGAAGAAGCAGAGGAAGTAGCAGAGATTGCAGGATGTAGTGGATACCACGAACACCCAATGGGAGAGTTCTTAGTATATATGCCATGCGAAACACACGACCCTGAAATGGATGAGGTTCTAAATGAAGCATATGAAGTTTGGAAGAAATCTAAACAAAAGAGTTGGGATGATTTAGATGATAAAACTCAAGAAGATGTATTGAGTTATTTAGAATCAGTAGCTGAAGAAGCACCTAGCAAAGAAGGATTCAATACAGTCAAATCAATTCCTGGTGGAAGAACTCAGAAGCAAACTATTGATTCAGTATCTTTTATGGATACACCAACTACTAAGACAAGATACGTTTATGATGTAAGACCTGGCAAAGGTAGTAGAATCCAAGGTAATAGCAGAGATTTCTGTATGGAACTAATCAGTAGATTCACCAATAGAAATAAAGTATTTAGAAAAGAAGATATCAACCAAATGTCAATCAATGGTGTTAATACAGGGTTCGGACCTGGTGGGGTTGACCAATATGATATCTTTAATTACGTTGGTGGAAACAATTGCAGACACGAATGGAGAACTGTAACCTATAGATTAGAGAATGGTAATTGGGTTGATTCAACTATGAAGGTTGTGTCTCCAGCAGCTAAGCAAGAAACAGAATCTTCTATCGATGTATTGACTGGTAGAACTATTACTGAATTAGGTATTGGTGTTGGATTCAGTAAGCAAGAGTTTTCTGATAAGCAGATACTTGCAGGTCCGCTAATGGTGCCAAATAAACTAATCTACAGATTTGATTTAGAGAACGGAGAATACTTCGTTTACTTCTCAGAAGAAACAATCAAAAAGATTGCATATAAGTTTATGCAGAAGAAATACACAGATAATACTAATATCGAACATGATATGAGTGAAGCATTGAGTGATGTGTTTGTTGTAGAAAGTTGGATTGTTGATGACCCGATGAGAGATAAATCATTAATGTATTCTACAGATGGTCAACCTTATGAAAAGGGAACTTGGTTCGGAATGGTAAAAGTGAAGAACAAAGATGTATGGGATGACTATGTTAAAACAGGTCTTGTAAAAGGATTTTCAGTAGAAGGTTTCTTTGTTGATGAGTTGTTGAACAAACAACA